TCATTTAGACCTTTTATTAAACTTACTTATTTAATAAGAAGAATTTTTGCTGATACTAATTTGTTTACTTATACAAGTAATTTTATAGATAACAATCCTGAATTTCAAAGATTATATATGGATTTTAATTGGGGTAGTAATGGTTTCCCTGCTCCTGAAAACAGATATTCTTCAAGTTGGGATACAAGCGACAACACACAAAATCCTGGAACAGGTGCGTTTACAGCTTTGAAGTTATCTACGAACCCAACGTTAAGTTTGCCAAATGCTAATCAATTGCCACCAAATTATGATGAAACAACTAATCTTATAACAGCAACAACAACACACGAACAATATGATGTTTTTTATCAATACAAAATTACTGCTATTGATACAACTATATCACATACAATCGATTTTCAATGGGTGCATACTGACAATTCTACTACACCTGCAACTGTGCATATATTAAATCCAAGAACAAGAACCATTGCAAGTGGTGGTGGTGTTGAAGATTATGTTGGAGGAATAAGTGTAATATTAGAAAACGTAGGAGATACTTTACAAGCACAATTTAAAACAGATACAGGTGCAGGGCAATTTAGTTCTCCTTTTGGCACAAGAACAACTTTTACGCAATCAAGTTTTGGTGCTAATTCAGCAACTTTAAATGCTTTACGCGGAGAATTAGGACAATGGGAATTTATAAAAGGAATTATGACTATGTTTAATTTAGTTTCTATGCCTGATCCTGTAAATCCAAATAACATTATTATTGAACCTTATAAAGATATATTTTTTTCAAGCAATGATCCTGCCAATCCTAATTTTTTTGATAATAATACTGCTAGTCCACCTTTAGATTGGACTGAAAAAGTAGATATATCAGAAATTAAGCTAACACCTTTGACTGATCTTAATAAAAGAACTTTGTTTAAGTTTGTTGAAGATGATGAAGATTATATTTTTAATGTCTATAAAAATTCTGTTCAAGGGCATTTATACGGAAGTAAGCTTTTTGATGCAACGCTAACAACAGGTGGTTTGCAAAGCGTATTAGATGGAGAAGAAGAAATAGTAGCAGAACCTTTTGCAGCAACAGTAAGCAAACCTTTGATGTCGCAGTTTTATGACTTTATAGTTCCTAGTATTTATTCTTACAACCCTGATGATGGAACTTCGCAAGGTTTTGACAATAGTCCACGTATAATGTATCATATAGGAACAAGGACATCTAGTAGCTCATCAATACCATTTGTTTCAACAGTATTTAAAGTTCCTGCGCAAAATGGTTCTTCAGGAGATGATTTTGAAAATGAGTTTTTACAGTTTTGCCATTTAACAGATGTGCCAACAGTAGTAAGCAATCCGCCTGATCCTGATGATACAATAGATTTTCATTTTGGAGAATGTCAGCTTATACAAGAGCTAGGAACTACAACGCCAAATAATTTGTTTAATATGTATTGGCGACCTTATTTTAATGAGTTATACAACCCTGATACTAGAACAATGACTTTAAAAGTAAACTTAAGTCCAGGAGATATAAATACTTTTAGATTTTATGATACTGTATTTATTAAGAATAGAACTTTTAGAGTAAACAAAATTGATTACAAACCAAATGATTTAGCAACAGTAGAATTTATACTTATACCATAATGGCAACAGATTACTTAAACGGATTTACAATAAAACCTGCAACAATTAACTCCACAGGGTTAGTGGAATTTACAGATGGAACTAATATAGTAATACCTAATCAAAAACAATGCGAAGCTTATGGTTATACTTACGATCCAATAACAGGAACTTGTAATGCTTTTAATTTTAGTTCAAAACTACAAAGTAATATAAGCAACATAAATAACAACATTCAAGGCGCTGGTAATGTTACAGGAACAGGCACTAATAATACTTATATAATGGGCGAAGATAATACAGTTCAAGGTCTTTCAGCTAATAACATTATAACAGGAACTAATAACTATATAAATAGTGGTATAAACAACGCTTGTGTTTATGGTAGATTAGGAGAATCAACAGCAGAAAATTCAATAGTTT